CACAACCTGGATCTTCTTCTCTTGGAGAGTTCTTTTCGCAAAAGGACAGATTGCTTTTCCAGTCTTCGCATTCTTTTTAGCAACAACTTTTCCAATCCAATCATAGACATCTTTGCTACCTACGTCTGCCACTTCGCTTGCCATATCCTGAAGCACGAATGGCCCTGCCCTGTTTCTCTGCTTGTTCGCGAGTTTTATAGACCTTGCCACTTGTGCCCCAACGATAGCCCCCTCTTACTTTTCTTACAGGCATTATTTTCTTCTACCTGATTTTTTGTTTTTGTTCATGGGTTTTCTTCTACCTGATGTCATAGGTTTTCTTCTTCCTGATGCTCTAGCCATTTTGCTGTTCCTTTCTTCGTTCTAGGGTTTTCTTCCAATGTTTGGTTGGAAATTTTTCTGGTCTGCCTTCATTCCTTGAAGGAGCATATAGGTCCAATAGTTCAAGTCCCCTTGCGTGTGCCACTCTCTTCATCAGCACACAGGCCTTCCTGGCCCTCGCGGCATTGGTCTTGCTGGGGTGTTTCATTAATTTTTCATAGTGTGTGAAATAGTCCAAACACAATTTTTTAAGTTGTAGATGTCTTGCTGTCTCTTCTGGTAATCTATAAAGTTTTCTTATCATTCCAATTCCTTGGGTTTGATTGATGTGAACTGTATTGAGTGCCAGGGTGCTATCCTGCCGTGGCTGTTGTGATACAGTTCTCCCGTCTGTTTTGATTGTGCGGCCATGAATTCGCGTGTGCCATTGCCAATCATTTTACGAGTGATCACTTTCACAGGTTTCCATTCCTGTCCATTGATGTAGAACTTGCTGTGATAAGTCTGTTGTCCCAATCGTTTTTTTATACCTGCCATCCTGATCTACCTCCATGCTTTGATGCTCCAGTAGGCTGGTGACAATGATTTTTGACCTTTGACTTTAGCAAGTATGGCACCAAACCGTGCCAAGAAACTTCGCTTCCTTGCTGGTATGTTTGATCTGATCCTCATGTCAGGATCACCAAATCTCACGATGTTGACCACACCCGTGGATTTGTTCCGCACATACACCGCAAACTTTTTTGACTTGCCTGGTGTCCTGAAAGGTTTATTGAGAGTTACTGTTCTGTTCTGGTACGTTGCCATTGTTAGATCCTTGGAATAAACGATTTAGTTCTGGATGAAGTGTCAAGATCTCCTCATTGGTCATGCCCTGTTCCATCATCTCTCTCATATGAGTGACTAGGTCCACGGCACCAGTCACGGGGTCATGTTCCATGTCCGTGTCTGCCATTTGATTGTTCATCTCTTCTAATTCGTCTTCATCGTGTGATAAAATCTCCATCACTTTTTGATCTATAATGGATTTGACGTTGGCACTTGCTGTGGCACTGTCTCTCTGTGCGGTAGCGGCCTTTAATATGATATCCATATCCAAGTTCTTGTCTCTGATGTGGAATGCTGTTGGATATTTTATATCTCCATCCCAGGCCTCACCTTGCCATAATGAAAATAGACGGAATATTTGTTCTTCTGCCAATTCAAGATTTTTTGCTTTCTCACATAATCTGGCATCCAATAATAAAAATTCTGATTGTCTTGAAATTCCTGAGAGCTGTCTTGATTCTGTGGATCTTATGGCACCCAAGTGAGCCATCCTGTCAATGGATTTGATAGTCTCTTCCATTGTTTTCAATATGGCTTCTAGATTACCACCTGAAGGCTGGAGAAGGTAGGGACGTAGTCCTGCATCAAGTTCTTCTGGTATGGTGATTATGGCACCCGCACCTGATGATGCCTGTACTGAATTTGTTTTGACAAGGCTTGGATGGTTTGTGATCCTGATCAATTGTTCTGCTTCTGAATAACACTCGTGTAGGAATCTCTGTGATTGTGCTATGTCATTGATGTCTGAAACTCCAATGCCTCTGATTGGTCCCCTGTTGGCATATACCCATACCGCTGGCACTTTGCCCAATGTGTTTGGTCTCACATCAATGATCTCCAACGGATCCTTGTTGTTGGGATTGTATGCTTCAAGTGTGATTGAATCTTTGGTCCAAGTTCTCACATGATATTGACCTGGTATCTCATAGGGTCTGTCATCCTGTTCAAGGAATTTGACCATTTCCAATTCATAATGACCATTTGATTGTCTGATGAACTTCCAATCCAAGATGTTCTCTGGTGTGTAAATTGTTGTGTAAGGTCTTATGCCCTGTGCCAGTTCTTCTGCTCTGGTGCCAACCACTGTTTCTGGTCTATCAACCAATACCACACAATGACCATATATTGATGATTGTAAATTCACTTCTCTCATGAATGATTCCCATGTTCTACCTTCCATGTCACAGTCTTCCAAGAACTGTTCTATCTCAGGTGAATCTTCTAACCAACCAAAATCTCTCTTGGGATCATTCCTGTAAAGGAAACTGTTGTAGATGTGTACCACTGAACGGCAGTGATTGTCCACGGCAGATTGTGTCAATCTGTTGATGTATTCACCTTCTGTTTCATAGGCATATCTTGATAGATAACCACCCCTCTTGTATTCATTACCACCCAGATAACTTCTCTTTAAAAATCTCCATTGGTCTATGTATTTGTCATAGTCCCTGTGTACTGGTATTCCGTGTGTGTTTCCTTGTAGGTTATCTGTGTAATTGGACATTATCGTGGCACTCCTGTTTTAACTGTGAATCTTTCAACTGGTGTTGACTCGTAGAATGTTTTAATTGGGTATAAAAATGAAATCAAATATCCTAGAGCGTCATTCATATGGTCAAATCCCTGCGTTTTATCTGGCAGAACAGTTCCTTCCTTGAAAGTTTGCTTTGCTATGCTATTTAATAGATTTTTACATCTTGGATGTATAAAGATGCCCCTGACACCTGCCGCTGAATTAAGTTTGGCATTGACGGAATTGATCCTGTCCCTGACTGCCATATGCCTTGGCATCACCTTGCAGATAAAACCAGCATTCTGTAATATGGATAGGTCAGTCCTTGAACCCGCTGACGTCCTCCTCTGTTTGGATGCTGGATCTGGATATGCGAATATCTTCTTGCCTGGATATCTACGGTGTATCTCTTGGCACAATTCATCCGTGTTTGAACTCCATATCTGTATCTCATCTATCACGTGTACGATGCCATCCTTGATGTATGATGTGACCGCTGACATGGGATCCAAGTTGAAGTCTATGCCCACGTGTAATATGTTGTTGTCCAAGGGTTCATCAAAGTTCTTGACATTGTGGGCCATTGAGAAAGCATGATATATGATTCCTGAATATGTTTCCCAGGTTGCTTCATACTCCTGCCTGTAAGTTTTGGCATCCAAGTCTCGTTTGGCCTGTTCAATCTCTTGATCATCAACGAAACCACCCTGTATGGTGGTGTATTGATATGAGCTCCATTCCGTTTCAGTGGGATCCTGTCCCCTCTGATATAGATCATGGAACCAGTTCATGCCCTTGGGTGTTCCTGTGAATATGGCACCACCTTTGGTGTCTGAAAGTGTGGGTCTCAACACTTCAGTGAAAGCGGATTCTTCTATGTCAGCACATTCATCCAATACCATGAAATCAATACCAACTCCCCTTAGGCTGTCCCTGTTCTCTGAACCTCTCAAACTGATACGTGATCCATTCTTTAGGAATATTGTGAGTTCCGCTTCGTTGATCCTGTTGATCCAACGCAGGTCTTTCAATATCTCTTTGAGTTTGACCCAACATATCTGTTTGGCCTGCCTGTATGATGGACAGATATACCATACCAATCTGTTTGGAAGCCTGGCATGATAACACAATTCTCTGATGGCCAAAGTGGTCTTACCAAATCGTCTGCCAGTGACAAGAACCCTGAAACGGGCATTGTCATCAGCGACCTTTCTCTGAGGTTCTGATAGTTTCATTACTATTAATTATTATAAGTGTTGGCTAGAGGTTAATTTTTTCTAGTATGATGTCAAATTCACCACCCATTGCGGTGGCAGTTGAGGACATCTTGCCTCTGAGTTCAATGTCTGTCTTTTCACCAAATACCAAAGGCACTGTGTATGTGATGTTGATCTTTTCACCTGCTGATGTCCATTGTCCCTTGACATTGAATATTTCTCCGTCTGTGTTTCGCTTGGCCAACAGTCTCAGCCTTGAACCCCTGTCTTTGACTTCCACCGTTGCTGTCACCCTGGTAAGATATGCCCTGTAGTTTCTTGGCACCGTGTACACACACATCAGGGTCTGTCCAGCACCCGCGGCCAGGTAAGCCACTGTGCTCACTGTGGAATCTGCCTGTGTGTGTATGGCATTGATCACATCCACATTGACCGTGCCTGTGTTGGCAGTCAACATTTCCATCCTGTAAACTCTTCTGAATTGTTTTTGTCCTTCAACACCACCTATGGTCAGTGTTTCTTCAGTGATGTCCCAATTCTCATCCAAACCCTGAACTCTGACAGTGCCACCGTTGTCATCAGGGTCATCTGCTGTCAGGTGTATCGTGCCTGCCGTGGCTGGATATGTGTAGTTCGTGGAACCTTCCCATATGGTCTCATATGCTGTGCCCACTGATTCATTGAATCCAAATTTGTTGATAGATGATAGGTCTTCCCAATCACCTCTGGCTATGCCTATGTTTCTTTGTATGTCATTGTTGGCGTGTCTTAGATCTCTAATACTTGGCATTATTTCTCCTCCCATGGTAAAGGTGCGGTGTTGGCCTCATCTGTTGGAGTGTCCTTCTGATCAAGATACTGTTTGCCCATCCAAATCAACATTCTCACATCTCCAGCCAGTGCCTTTTCCATTTGAGCTCTTCTCAAACTTTTTTTACCTTCAGCTCTGCCTTTTTCAATTAAATTTTTGAATCTTTTTTCCAGTGTCTTCACTGACGTGCCCACCACTTCCGCTATCTCCTGATAGGTACAGTGTAGGGTTGCCAATTTGAAGATCAGATCGTGATCCAGTTTGTATGATTTCTTTTGTGCGTCCATTATAAGTGTTTCGCTCCTATGACGATCCTGAATCTTCTTGAATCAGTGTCACCGTTTGTTGTGACTATCTTGCAATCCACATTATAAACATTGCCTGTGGTACCATTGGTCAATCTTATGCCCACCACATCACCCGTGATGTTCACATCTGT